ACTGCAAGGTATTGATGGCAATACTAATGCTGTTGCAGAACCTTGTAATTCTCCACTCAATATAATCTTCTTCAATTCATGTTGGTATTCTTTTCTACTCATAATTTTCTCCTTAAGCTACTGTTACTGCAGACCAGCTAAATGTATTACCAAATTGGTCTTCAAACGTTGCAGTTATTGAAGTTGGTGCATCTGCATCATCAACATTAAATGAGGATGGATGCCATCTTTGTTCTTCACCACTTACAGGGTCTTCAATAACCCAATCACCTATGCCAACTCGTTTAGTCACAACACCTTCTTCAGCATCTGTAGGATTGAGTACTGTGTGTTTGTCATCTGTTCTGAAGTAGATTGTTAGACCATCTTCTGTGGTTACAGACTGTCCAACATCAATGCGATACTCAACAGTACCACTTGCCATAGTATCATCTGTAAGTTCAAATGTGAATGTCTCTGCATTGGTTACTGTGTGAGTGATACCTGTTTTGTCAGGGTATAACCACTCATTTGTATCAATAGTTACTGTTTTTGTCGCCATGTTCTCTCCTTTAAAAATATTTCTTTTGGGCTATGATATGACAATCATACCAGCCAGTATAGCGACTTACAAAGTTCTGTCGCTTCATAATAATATTAAATCCTATTCTTTCTAGTTCTCTTGCTAGTGAATCCATTGTCCACATTATTTTATGTTCTCTCTTTTTCCAATGAGGAAATCTACTGACTCCTGTCTTGCTAATGAAATGAATGTCGGGTGTGGATATATATAACACTCCATCTTCCTGTAACATATCATGGCATTTGCGTAATACTTTGATAGGGTCGGTAAAGTGTTCAAATACATGACTCATCCATATGAGGCTGAAATCTTCCTTAAACTCTGTTGTCTCAAAGTTTCCATTTATTATGTTGGTACTTTCTCCTAATGTCGGGTTCATATCTATGCCTTTTGCAATCCAACCTCTGTCAATGTAGTAGTTCATGTTATAGGGTAGATTGAATCCAACATCTAATAGCTTTCTGCCCATAGTAAGTTCTTCTATCATATTCACATATGTTCTAGCTGCGTGGATGTTAATAAGCTTTGCATTATTGTATCCTGCATAACCTGCAACATATTTTTCTGTGTATTCATCGTGAGCAGGTTCATCTTTTTGGAAGATAACTCCGCAATCACATCTATACCACTCTGACTTTTCTTTACCATCATCTATGATATATACATAGTTTGTTGATAGGTTGCAGATAGGACATTCTAATGGTATTATCTTACTCATTTGTTACCTTTCATTACTATTTCTATTGCTGTTACTACCTTCTTTGGGTCTAAGTTCTGCATACACCAACAGGCGTGTGTTACTGGGTCCATAGGACATTGTACTGTGTGTTCGTATATTAGTCTGAAACAAGGAGCACATTCTGCTGTGGATTCTATTGAGTGGTCGTTGGTAAAATGTTTGGTTATGTTTTCTATGGTAGTGTGTCCCAATAGACCTATCTTTGGGGTGTCAAAGCAACCTGAAGCATGGAGTAAGCCTGTGTCAGGGGATATTACTAAGTCACAGATTTCTGTTAATGCTGCACTTTGCATAAATGGTATGCGACCTGCCAATTGTGTTATGTTTTTCTTGGGGAACTCTTTTCCAATATCTTCCAATAATTGACACTTCTCATCACCTACTGTTATGAAGTGGGTGTGGGGGTGTTTCTTAAGTATCTCGCCAATAACATAATCAGTCCAGGGATATGCTTTGTTAATGCCACTACCAGACATACACCAAACAATGTTAAACATATTGGGCTTAATGCTTTTTTTAGCTTCTGTTTTTGTAGCCTTGTCAAATTGTAATGAAGGAGTGTTATCGCAACCTTCAAGCTTAGACCAGCTATTACTAACATCATAGTAATTATGATTGCATGTTTCATATCTTTCTTGTTTAGGATAAATATACATTGGGTTTTTAGGGTGGAGTGCTAAATTGCATTCTATACTTTCAGAGAAGTTGATGAAAAGGTTGTGGGGTATATCTTTCTTTAGTTTGTCCCAATGTACTTGTATGTCGTCTAAGGTTATAGACTCGTCATGTAATATGAACTCGTCAACTCTGTTGTCATTGGCATAGATACTCTTGCCACGCTCATTAGTGTTGAGGATTACATAATAGCCTAGTTCTTTTAGTTTCTTGAGTACAGGGCTAATGATTATCATGTCTCCAATCGCTCCAAGCCTGATTACTAATGCTCTTTTATCCATATACTTCTTCTCTCTTTCCATGTGAATATGCTGCTGTACCATACCAGACTTCTCCTGGTGGGACATCTTTAGTAACCACACTTCCTGCTCCTATAATTGCACCTTCGCCTACTGTGACACATGGTAGTATTATTGAACCCATACCAACCACTGCATTTTTCTTTATTGTTATATTACCCCAACATTCTTTGTTTGAGGGTGGGTGTTTGTCATTGGAAAAGGTAACTTTGGGTGCTATAAACACATTATCTTCTATTGTTACGCCTTCAGGGATAAAGGTAAATGCACCTATCCTTACATTGTTTCCTATGTTTACATTATCACCTATCTCACAGAATTGACCTATTGAGCAACCTTTACCTATCTTTGCAGTGGGGTAGATATTACAGTTGCCCCATATTAGTGTGCCACGACAGTTAGAATAAGCCTCTCTTAGCAAGGGGCTTTCTTTTTGCTTCAGCAGAAGCTCCATATCCTCTACGGTGCAGTGTCCACCAACATAATCTTTGAAAGGATAGAGGATTGGTTGCTTTAATGATGGCATTCCTAGCTTGTCAAGTCCTTCATTCCTTGCTTTCTCATATTTATCAACAACTGTGTAGAAAGATAGACCGAAATGTTTACATATTTCCTCTTGTTCCTTGGCAAATGCGATATATACGCCATATCTTGATAATTCCAACAACTTCATTAGCTCAGTGTTGGCTGTACCACAGATAATTTCTATTTGTATGCCAGCATCAGAGAGATACTTGGCTACTTTGTCTACTTTATTGTAATCTTCTATTTCACAGGAGATAAACTTTTTATATGTCTTGACACCTTCGTAGATATTGGGGTGTTTACCCATAACAGGTGAGTGGAAAGTCACTCCATTTATCATAGTAGTGGTGCCTATCGGCACACTGGAGTGTATAATGGTGAACTTTGGCTTGATTTCCTTAACATAATCATTTATTATCTTGACAAAGTTGGTTGAGTATGGTATGCAGATGTGAAGGATGTCAATGTCAGGTCGGAATATCTTGCCTACCATGGAGATGTCATAGGAGTCAACCTTATCAGGTGAGTATTTTTCTATTAATACCCTGTTTATTGCTGTGCCTATTTCGCCTAAGCCTATTACTAACGATACCATGTTAATCTCCTTCCTTGAGATACTTTGAGCCTTTATTTCTACACCATAACATCTGTACTGTGTGTTGGGGGTTATAGCTGTCACCTGTGTACTTACCTTTATTACTGATTACTAAATCACTTGTCTGGTATGTTTCTTCTAATATGTCAAATCTATGGGTGACAATGTTAACAAATTCCTTATGACTATACTCTGCTATGTGGTTCTTGTTTCTTGTTGGTCCAGTTGTCTTAGCCAATGGTGTTGTGAGGAATAAGTATTCACAGCAAAAGCCTAGTTTGAAAATAAAGTTGATTGGGTTTACATGTTCAAACACTTCTATCGCAGTAGCAACATCATACCATTTATCTATTTGTTCATACCCACCTTTCCATAACTTTATTCTACTTGGTCTTGGTGGCTTACCCATAAATGAATTTACCTGTGGCATGGTGTATGTTTTATTTTTGTCTAATTTTTTATCTATTGCAATCACACTCTCAGCCACACTTGTCATTATTGTAGAACCTATAGGGAAACCACAACCAATGTCAACAACATTCCTATCAGTCACATAACCTTTTTGGATAACATATTCATATCTCTGGTAATGTCTTGTCCAAGGATAATTCATTTTGTACCTAAACCTCTCTTACATTGTTTCAGTTGTGCCTTCCAATACTTTTCTGTCCAACCTGGACTATCAGCATAAGGAAGTTCTCCAAAGTTCATATATAAGTTAAGCCTTCTATTCATTTTCTTTGCACATAGATAAACATATTCTATCTTATTCTCTAACTTTTCAATTAACTCTTTGTTTTCTGTCTTTAAAACTATTGTGTATATATCTCTTACTGAGTTGCATATCGTCTTATTCTTCTTGTCAAACATTACGAATTATTCTTTCTAAAGCTGGATACACCTTATCTATTGAATAATTTTCTTCTATGAAATCTCTATACTTTTCATTATCATACTTGTTTTCAATTATAAGGTTTACTGCTTCATCTATTGTTGACCAAACTAAATGGTTAGGGAATTGTTCTTTAGCACCTCTCCAGTTATGGATTAGTGGTTTGATACCTAATGCCATAGCCTCTAGCACATTGTTAGGGTGACCTTCGGTCACAGAACAGGTAAATAAATAGTCTTTGTCGCTAAGCCATTCTTGGATGCCCTTTATTTTACCATAAAACTTCACATTATCTTCTAAGCCTAGGTCTTTAATTAGATGTTTAATGTGGATTGTATGTCTGTGCTCTTGGTCTTGACCCGCTATATGTAGTGTGTAACGCTTGTCATATTGGCATATCTTGTGCATGAACTGTGGTATCATGTCAATACCCTTTTTGTGATTGAGGTTGGCAACCATAGCTATGTCAAATCCGTCTTTATGTAGTTGTAGTTCCCAAGCATCAATATCAATCGCATTAGCTAAGTAATGGACTCTGGTGTCAAACGAATTACCATACTCCCTAGCAAAGGAAGGGTTGACAAATATGCAATCATCTACTAACTTCCAATTTATCTTATGTATATGTCCAAAGAATATCTCATAGCTACGACAAAACACAATATACTTTCTGCTAAGTTTCATAAAATATTTAGTTGCCTGGATTACTGAGGGGTCAGCCCAAGCAAAGATTGTAATGTCAGCCTTCATCATTTTATCTGACCTTAGCTGGTCATCTACAATAACCTCAAAATCAATATCATCAATCTTGTCAAAGTATTTTCTAAGATATGGTACCCAAGCATTCTGCCAATAAGTAAACATTATTACTTTCATAAGTATGTTGTTTTCCTTTTTGTTCTTATATTATTATTATCAAATAACTTCCGTATAACCTTTGTTTCTCTTTCCTTGTCTTCTTCCTTATCAACATTGAATGCCTCATTATGATGTATCTTTATTGCTAGAGGAGTAGTGGTTGATTTATACTTTAGGTTCCTTCTCATCACATCTAACATAAATACATAGTCGTGTAGGATTGGAAACCTTGAATTGTATATAGGGGCTCTTTCTTTTCTGTACCCAGATGTGAATAATGGAATGTTATTACCTCTTGATATGAGATGTTCCTTGTCTATTTCTTCTGGTGGATTATACATATACTTTAATTTGAAGTCTGCATTAGTAGCTAGATATGAACCTACAAATAAATCACATCCTTCATTTATCCTATTGAGTGTAATCTCTGCTCGTTCTCTCATACTAATATCATCATCACAATGGTGCATGATTATAGGTGCCTGTGCATATTCTGTACCTCTTATCAAACACTCAACGATAGGCATGTTGTCTGTGTCAAACACCCTAATCCTCTTATCTTTATATTCTAACTTTCTTCTGGGATTATTATTAAATATGATTAGTTCCCAATCTTTCATTGTCTGTTCCATAATAGACTTTATTGCAACGTCTAAAAACCTATCTCTTATTGTTGGCATTATGAATGTTGCTTTTGGTGTCATAGTAACTTCTCCAACTTCCTCAACCTTTCCTCTAATGTCATAGTCATAGGCTCATTCATCTTGCCTTCTTTCCGCCATATCTTCTTTAAACTTATACAATGATTTACTACCTTTTGAAACTTTCTCTCCCAGAAATATTCTTTCCAACCTAAAGCATTTGGATGAGGCAATACCCCACCATTTAGCTGTTTAGTTATCCTAACATTATTACGCTTTATTTCCATATAGACTTTCTTTAGCCTTGGCTCTAATTCCTTACACAACTCATCACTTTCTGCTACAAGGATTCTATCAACCACCAATAAGAATAGGTTACCTAAGGAATGTTTGTTCATACTACCTCCTCATAAAGCTTTTCTATATTATGTATATGATTCTCCATAGCAAACTCCATACGATGCTTAAACACATTGGCTTGGTACTTTGCTCTCTCACCCCACCTATCATCAAGCTCTTCTATGCTATCAACAGAGATTCCAACATCATGCTTTACTACAAATGTTTCTATCTCCTTACAATTAATAGCAACTATCGGGATTCCACCTGCTATGTAATCAAATAGCTTGTTTGGCATGGCAACGTTCCAGTTTTTATGTTTGGTTATATTGCCGCATAGTCCCCAGTCGTGATGCCCTAGATTACCTAGCAGAGTGGAATAATCTAATGTTTTATGACTCATAAGCTTATCATAGTATGATTTCCATTTAGCATTACGCTTTGTTGTGTAGATGTGGAATGGCATACCTCTCTTGTCCATCTGATTCATTAACTCTCTATAATCAGCATACATCATATACTTCTCTGACTCATCTGTAGATGTTAATCCTTCATATACTAATCCACCTACTCTAGCCCAATCTCTAGTTTTGTAGAAGGCTCTGTTTACATAGGAGTGGAGTATAGTGTTAGGTTTGTCTTGGAGTATAGGATTAAGTCTTATTGAAATCTCTCTGCAAGGCTCTGATACAAACACAAAGCCACTTGCTATTTCAAATGCTAGTCTTTCTGCTGCTGATGTAAGTTTGGACCCTCTATAGTCCATTGAGTCATGAACATCTAATACTATTGGTTTGTCTGACATCTCATGTACCACATTCACCATCCAATTAGGTTCATTGTGTACATGGAAGATATCTGCATCAGAATGTAACATTATTGCTTTTCTTAGGTGGTCTACTGTCTCACACTTAGTATACGTTTCAAATGCTGATAACATGGCTGGGTCCTTAAACCCAATACAGTGTACTTTTATATTACCTTTCTCTTTTAGTGCTAGTGCTTCCTTTATCAATCTGATACAACAATGATAACCAATAAATACTACTTTCATAACACCTTTCTTTTTAAGACCAAGGAGGAGGTTTTAAGCTCCCCCTTAATCAAGTAAATTACTATGCTACGTGCTGTGCACTCCAATCTACAAAATAAATTACAGAACCAGCAACACCTACATCACTAGCTACGCAAGCAACCATACCATGATTTTTTGCGATAGTTGTTGCAGTTTCAGGGGCAACAGATGTAGCTTCTCCTGAACCTAAAATGTAATCGGCAGAGGATACAAGTGTAGCCAATTTAGTACCATTTACAGTTCTAAGTTCAAAACCATCATCTGTGGCTAAAGTCACATCTTGTGCAGATGCAGACTGAATACCAAAAGCAACTATGTTAGCCTTAACTGGTAAAGCTAAATAACTTTCAAGGTGAGTTCCTGCGGCACCAACATCATCATGATTATGGACACCTGCGGGAAAATAAGTTCTATGAATTACTCCATATTTTGGGTCCGAGTAATTTGTGTTTTCTTGTGGGCTTAAAGCCATATTACTCTCCTATAAACTTGTTACGTGGATTATTCTTGTTTCTCCATCTGTGGAGTAATCCCAAGTCTTTTTAAAACCATTCAATGAGTACCATGCGATACCCTGGTCTCTACCAAAATCTTTAGGTACATCTATCCTGATTTCTTCAGGGATAGCGACACCTTCTTTAACTGCATCAGAACCGAAGAATACTGCTTCTCCGTCAACACTATTAGTTCCTAAGTTATTAACCAAGACACTAGTCTCTTCAATAAACCTAGTTGCATAGTATGTTCCTATTTCACCATTCATTAATGGAGACATAGTTGTGTTCTGTGCTTTTGCTTCAAAGAAATCGTATAAGCCACGAATAGAATTAGTGGAACCTATACATATGTAGTTATTACCATCATACCTTGGAATCAATAAAGTTTTCATTCTATCAACAATATCCCTGACATTCTTATCAGACATACTTCCACTGGCAGTTGCTAATGCAGCTCCAGCAGTTCCAAAAGTAGTTATTGCTGTGTTAGTGATTGTTGCTTTATAATCTGAGGTCTTAAACTCAGCAGCAGCTCCACTATCTAATACCTTAGCCATATCATTTCTAAGGACTATTTTAATGTTTTCAGGGATAGTAATATCAGATAAAGTTTGTAACTTTAATGTATGTGAAATTGAATTTCCATACTCTGTAATTGATAGTGTACCCTGTGTGATTGTAAAATTTCTCTTAGGTATAGTGGAAGTTTCATTCAATGTTCCACCAGCAGTTGAGATATTGCTTATCTTATCAAAGAAAACTTTATCTCCTCTACTCTTACCTGAAGATGGTTCCATATCAACAAACTGCCTAAACTTCATAAGAGGCTGGGCGGAATGCCTTATCTTTTTAGATAAGATATTGTTTGTGAAAAAACCACCAAGAGAATTTACTGAAAATACTTGTTGACTCATTTTAAATCCTCACTAGTCTATAAGCCCATCATTCCAGCTTTTTGCTTCTTTCTTTCTGCAACATACTCATCAAAATCGTTCTTGTACTTTGGTTTGGTAGAAGCGGTTTTACCTTTCTTCTTACCAATCGCACTAAGAGCATTCTTTGACTTTTCCTTGCTAAGTTTCCGCTCAAGCTTCTTTTCTTTAGGGCTCTTCTTCTTTTTGTTAATCAACCTAGTTGCTTCTATAAACGCATCAGCTACAGCCTTCATCATACCACCTTTACCAGCATATTCTTTGGATAGTTCGCTGTCTTCATAGAACTTTTTAGATATTCTATAAAGCAAACTATCTGTTTTTCTAATGTCCAGAGAGGGGTCATCAAAGGAATACTTGTCAATAATGGTTTGCCATTCTTGAGTCTTTGATGTTGTTTGATTTTGGCTTTGCTTTTTATCATCGTTATACTTTTCAATTAGGCTTCTTTCTAAATTCTTTACTCTCTGCTTGTTAACTTCACTAAGCAAAGATATGTCTTCATCAGCTATGGCTTTTCTTTCAGCAAATTCTAGTTCTGATTCAGTGTAAACTCTTTCTGTAGGTTTCTTACTGGTCTGTTCTAGTTTGCTTAATCGTTCTTTAAGAACTTCACGTTCCTTTACCAAGACATTGATTCTTTTTTGAACATTATCCTTTGGCTTCTCTAGTGACTCGGCAATCTCATCATCTGTGATATCTAATCCAAATGAATCTTCGCTTTCCTCAACTTCAGTTTCCTCGGTCTCTTCGTTAACTTCCTCAGATTCTTCCTCAGCTTCCTCTGGGATTTCTTCTACAATCTCCTCAGGTTCTTCTATGGGTTCCTCAACAGGTTCCTTAACTTCGACCGATTCTTCTGGGTAACCAAAATCTTCTTTTTGTTCAACTACTTCTTCCTTATCATTAATCATTTTGTTCTCCATTAGTTTTTAAAGTTACTAAGAAACTTACAGGTTTTTAGAGTTACCAGAACTCTTTTTTCCAAGAGTAAGTTTTTTTGTAGAAGTGGTTTTAGGTTTGGATTCAACTTCAATCTTAATCTCTGCCTTAGCCTCATTAATAGCCTCTTCTTTAATCTCTTTCATCATCTCAGCCTTCAGTGTTGTTTTAAAGTCTTTTAGTTCATCACGAATCTCTTTCTCTAGCTCTTCAACGCCCTTGTATGGTTTAACAGTATTTTTGTTATTTGCTTTCTTCACAGCATTAGCCCATTCAAGTTTGTCTGCCATAGCCTGGTTTGCTGTTTTAAGGATACCAGGATTCGGTTCAATGTTCTGTAGACAGTAAAAACAAGTATCACCTACTTTGCCTCTTTTTACTCCTCGTTGGCAGACTTCGCACCATAGACTTTTGTCTAAATCTGCTTCAATTTCTACCACTTTTTCTTTTACTACTTCACTCATAATAACCTCCCATGATTTTTTAGCTAAAACCAAGAAACTCACAAAGTTTTAAGGATTACTCAGAACCTTTGTTAAATATTCTCTCCCAATTACTTGAGTATCTAGGAGAATAACCTACTCTGTTAGTAGAGTGGTTATTGGAATCCATTTCCTTAACCAACTCTTTCACTACACCTTCACCTTCGTGAAGCCTTGCCTGATTTATCAAAGAACGTTTCATATTCGGATTAGTCTTTACAGACTTGTACTTTTTTAATCTACTGCGAACATCTTCATATACCATGCCTTTCTTAGGAAAACTCATTCTTCTGGTATCTCATATTCGCTCCAACTCATATCTTCTCGCTTCTCTACTTCCTCTTTCGCCAACACATTATATTCTTTCTTGTAGTTTGTAAGATTATCAACATATTCATAGATGTAGGTATGGAGGTCAGTAAGTGCTTGTTTGTATGCACATAGCACCTGGAGCTTGGCTTCGCCAAGACGCTTGTCGTCTAATGAACCATTGTGAAATCTACCATTCTGTCTACCCCCAACAATATCCACAATCATCTTACTAATGAGTGGTTCTATTGTTTTTGTCCAACCTTCTGTCTCTAGTGTTTCTTGAACTTCCAATGCTACATTAATTGCATCGTCTAGTTCTCGTAGCCTTGCAACATTACTTGTTGTCTGATTGTCCTGCACTTTGTGCTCCTTCCGCTGGTAATTGTGACTGTAATTGACTTATCTCACTACCTAAGTTCTGTTCTTCCTTGGCAAGTATCGCATCTTGTTCTGCTAACATCTGCTTTTGTTCTTGCTCAATAACTTTTGGTTCTGTAATATATCTATCAGGGTCATCAACATTATCTGCTTCTAACCAATCATGATACATATTATAGATATCTTCAGGGGCTATTATCTGTGGCGGTGCATTTACAAGCACCATAAGCCTTGATAATAACTTTTGGGAATTAAAGTTTCTATCTGCAAGGTCGACTGAACCATTAGGGAGGACTACTGCTGGAAAGTTAAAATCTTCCTTTGTAACTTCAATATCTCTAATAAACATACTACCACCTACTCTGTCTGCTAGAATAGAAAACAGCATGGTGTATAGTTTTGATATTGTGTCAAGCCAACGTAGTATATCAAAGTCAAGGGGTAATGCAGCCTTTGCCACACCCATTTTAACTTCACCTAATGTTTTACCACCACCTGCATTTGTTGCGTTACGGAATAACTGGTCAACACTTCCAAGGTACTCCTCTGCATATGCTTTAAGTATCTGGTTGATTCTCTCACTAGATACATCTACTTTGTTTATGTCATCTAATCGTCTTATTTCGTCATGTGATTTAACCTTGACCTTTTGTCCAGGAATAAACCTGACAGAGTTTTGTTGGAGGTTGGAATTACCCAACACTGTGTATATAGGAGCATTGTTAATTTCGTCTCTGATTAGCATATTGTTCACAGACTTCTCCATAAACTCTTGAAGTGCTCTGATACGCTCTGGTATACCCCTTGGAGAATAATACCTGTCATCTTTAAGCTCTGCATCATGCTTGACAAAGTTCCATCGCTTAAGGCTAAACGGATACTTTTTCATAGAGATTAAAGACTCATCTATATTTCCTATGTCAGCAAAGAATGTAAACACATATCTTTCATACTCTTTACCATTCTCTGGCTTATACCATGTATACACCTCATACATACGATAAAGGTCATCTTTTGATTCCTGTGCAACACCTTCAATCTTAGACTTAGATGACTTGAGCATACTATTATCAACAGAGGAATCATTCTTATTAGATATATCAAACTCCTCCAACGATTTAAGTACCTTATCATCATATATACCATTATTCACACCCTCAACAAGTTCTCTCTCTGTAAGCCAAAACTCATCTGTTATTCTTTCTGCCATTGAGATGTCTTGGGTATATGCAGGTACTATTACTTCTTCTGCATCTCTAACTACAAAGTCAGGATAAGACTCAATATTATACATATCAAACTCTATAATATCATTCCCCGACCTAAACTGTTTGGCAATATCATCAATTATATCACTATCTTCTTCATCCTCATCATCAAGTATGAACCTGTTGGAGATGAACAACCTAAGCTCCTCATTCCCAACAGTCTTTAGCTGTTCTACCAGCTCCGCTGGAAAGTCATTAAGGTCTATGGCATGGTGGATTTTAACCTTCTCAAATCTCTCTACACATTTTAATATACAGAATCCTTGTTCAAGAAACCTGTCTGTAGCCATAGTAAGATTCTTAAGCAATGGTATCTTATTGTTAAGCACATGGTTAAAGCCTATCTCTGCCTTCTTCCTCTTTTCTCTAAGCTCAGGTGTAAGTTGAATTCCCTCTGCTATATCAACAAGAGCCTTCTTCTTCTTTATATAAGCACTAAACACATATGCAGGCTTCTGCTTTGATATTATTTTATCTGCCTCTGGCAGAGGTATATTAGGTGCACCTGGATATGGCTTTGTAGACACCCTTTTAATCCCAATTCTCTGATTAGATGACACCACCAACTTATGCTTAAACCCTATCCTATTATCATCATCTTCTTCAACCTTTCTCTTTAGGTCCGACAGAAACTCACTTAGCTCTGTGCTCAACTTTGTGCTATCTGTCAAGTCTTTTATATTCGGTTCTTTTCTAGCCATTACCAGATTCCTTATTAGTTTGGAGAATAATCACTTTGGATAGTTTGGTCTGCTGCCAACTCCCTCAATGATTCTTCATATAAAGGGTTCAGTTGATTCCAACCATACCCATCACTATTGGCTATACTTTTTAAGGTACTTGTGCCATCAAATCTTCTATAATCGTTATATGTATTAGTTACAAACTGTTCACCCCATAAGCCCATAACAACTGCATCTGCTCTATCAGGACTCTTACCACTAAGCCTCTTCTTTATATCACCCTTGCTCTCTATCTTTATCTTACCCATACTTGACACAGAGTATCTCACATGGGATAATTGCTGACGCAATACTATGTCATTAGGGATACTAACTGTGCCATCTGCAAACCTATTAGCCGCCACCCAATATACCTCTGCCCTTAAATTATGAAACTTCTGCTGCATAATCTCATTACTACCCTTACAGCTAAAGTTAATCTCATATACATCTTCCTCTAAATCTTTTATACTATCTGCAACTCCCCCACCAATCCCTATACTATCAACAAAGATGAGCTCTGCCTTATGTTTATTCTTCATCATAACACACCTCGCCCCTGTATCCGTAGTTGACTTCTGCCCATAGCACATACTATCAATTATCTGACCACCCCTAAAAACATAGATTACTGTCTCATCATCTCCAAACCTTGCAGGGTCACAGACAACTATGGCAGGCTTATCATGCACAACCATATCCTTTTTTATAGCATCATTTATCCACATACCCTTTATAACCAAATCTCCATCCGCCAACGCATCCCAGCTTCCCTTAACATAAGCATCCACCAACTCTGGTCTATGTTTAAACGCATCTGTCAGCCTTGCCACATAATCCTTAGGGAGATAGGGATTGTCAATAGGCAGTGCTTGAAGGAATTTATTCCCCCTCCCACTACTATATATAAACTCATCTTTCAACCAACAATCTGCTGGGTTTGCTGTTAACAACCCTTTATATTTTATACCCTGCTTCCTTATCTTCAACCGCATAGTACCCTTCAGCAATGCAATATCATCTTGACTCACTTCTTCCGCCTGGTCAATAAAATAATAGGCAAACTCTGCACTGTTAAACTTGGCAATGTTTTCCTCACTATCAAACCCACCATAGGCTATCTTAACTCGCTGGTTGATTATTATTTCCTTGTCCGTTGTCCTTATGACATATGCCTCTGGCGGTATAGTCTTCTTCCACGACTCCAATGTGGTATCGCTAAAGTCAACCGACCTCTTCCTACCCATAAACCCCACCAACAATGGATACTTTGTCTTTGGCAACCTGAAATGCTCTATAATCTTCAGACACCTCTGAAACATCCAGAGACAACCAAAGTAACTCTTGCCCCCGCCCTTAGCCCCACCATACAGCAATGACTCTGTATCATCCTGCATCAGCATGTCATCGGCTACGCTCTGCTTAAGGCTTAGAGTGAATGTATAATCATGTGACATATTCTATTTCTCATCTGTTATAGTGCCTGCGGCACATGGGTCTTTAATGGGTAAGTTGTTGAATACCAATGGGTTAGGGTGGTTTGTGAAATGGCTTTTATAAAAATGTTGACTGTACACTCTTCTTTCTCTCTCACACAGGCCCCTACCCTTCCCCCGCCCCGTCTTTATTGAACCATTCACTACATCATCTCGTCACAGTCGGCGACACTAGGCGTATTGTCGATGCTGTCATGGTCAATGATGGAGTCGTTGACTGTTGATGCCTCGTCGGTTGCATACTTAAACACCTTAATGTTAATTACTCTATCATCATGGTCGAAGTTTGTCTCTTTATTAACCAAAGGAATCACGCTACGTAGTAGGTCTTTAGTGTCAAGGGCATCAAGCTCTTTCTTCTTGGTTAGGCGTTTTAGTACCGTACTTATTAGCTTTTCCCTGGTCTGTGTTGCTTTGTTTTTGCTACCTCTAGGTCTGCCAGTTGAATACTTATTACCTGACTTGAAGCCAGTCTTGACCTTATTAGCTTTGTTTGGCTTGGTTGCTTTGAGTTTCTTGATGATGCTCATTTAGTATCCAATTTAAGGCTTATGTTAGTATCTATGGGTATATTCTCGTGCTTTAGGGCGTGTTTATGAGAGGTATTTTTTGATGACTTGATATTATCAGTGTAAATCTTATCAATTAGGGGGTAATGGAGTCCTTTGTTAGTTGTGCGTTGTTTAGATTGTTTGAGTTCTGGGCAGTCTGTGTCTTTGATACGGCAAGTCCTTTCAATTCTAAATGGTGTCTGGTCGCCACGCTCTGAATGGTGTAAGTTTCGGATACACCTACTCACTGGGCAACGCATAATATTAATAGTAAGGAAATTACAAAGGGAAAGTCGTGCACCACGCTATAAGAGTTTTTGGTAGTTGTTTTCCCTATGTATATATATAGTGAGTTCATTGGGTATATTATACCATATATTGTGGAATTGTCAAGGGATAAAATAAATTAAAAATAAATGGAATAGGGGTTGACAGGTTTTGTTTACTATGTTATAACTTATGTATGGTAGACAAATATTTAAATGTGGTAAATAAGGAGGCAAGATGAACTATCCAGAAGATAAAGAGCTTAAAGAGGGTAAGATGGATTGGGGTAGAGAATATTTACTTAAACAAGAAGCAGAATTATATCCAACAGTTGAACAGTTTATAAAGTCAAT